TCATGCAGCGCCAAGCTCCTTTGTCCTCAGTTTCGTGAGACAGTAACAGTACCGGTATTCCCCGTGATTTGCAAGTTTTATCACTATCCCTGCACCATAATCGCCCATAAGCTATATTACAACCGATTATTCCAGATTGTTGCAAAAGGAATTGACCGAGAGTATAAACCCCAAACAGGGGGATACGTTATGAGGTGCGAGATATGCGGGGCGGCGTTGAAGCTACGGCAAAGACTCAGCGGAGAAAAAGAAGGTCATAGATACTGGGTATGCACTAATTTCCCCGATTGCAAATTCAAAAAATTTTATGCAGAGCAGGGGAAACCGGTAGGACCTTGGCAAAAAATCGGGAGGTTGTTTGTTAAGATGTAAGAGCCTATCGGCTGCACACGTCAATCTATATGGTAGAAAGGCGCATTGAGTGAAAGGCGGTTTGGGGGTTGTCGTTAGAGGGAATGAGGCGGGCCGTCCGCCTCAGACAATAGAGCCCTGATCGGCTTTTACTTCTTGAAGGTGCCATTTTTCCCAGAGACAGCCAGAAGATTTTGAGCCAGGGGGGAGACGTGCCGGGAGAGAAGAAAAGCCCCCCACCCCGCCGGGCGGGGCGGGCGGCTCCCCGCATTTGGATGGCAAGTCAGAAGATCCCCATTGATCACGGCCAAAGACCTGTAACGAGTCATAAAGACGAGCAGACCAGAGAGGTAGCGGAGCAATATCCTTTTTAGCTACGTTTGACGCACCGGGGCCAAGACCAGCGTATCGGTACACTATAGCGAAGCATGGGAACGGGCAGAGGGGCAAACCAACAACAGGTATGCGAACCCTTTGGAGATTACGAAAACGAGCCTCAAACTCAATCAGGGGCCTAATTTGACTGTCTATCATATCGACAGTATGAGCGACGAGCAGAACATCCCATCCCAATTTCCTCGACTGAGTAAAAAACTCAATCCAATCCATGTTTTTTTCCCATTTCCGGGAATTAAATATGAGCTGGCATTCGTCAAGGATCAAGAGTCCTTGTCCCTCCTGGTATTTACCCTTTATTGTTTTCAAATCACGAACTGCTAAACTTTTCGGGTCGATGGCCTTAACAGCGGATAGACTGTTTACGTGGAAATGACGCTCATAATGGGAAAGGGCGTTGACATGCCGCTGATCAGGGAAGAACATACCAGAAAAGGAATGTTTTGAAAGTTCATCGGCCCAACCATCAACGAGCCTGAAGTTGGAAGCGACTACACCACCCCGCTTGAGGTGATCAAGAGCCATAGCCGTACAGGTGGCAGACTTGCCAGAACCAAGGGACCCTTGGAGAACAGTTATCATGGGACTACCTCAGAAGCTTAGTAAATCGGAAAATTGGGCCAAGAGTGACATGCAACAAATAGGCTGTGACCATCATCGTCATGCAATCAACGAAAAACTGGATAGGCAAAAGCCAGTTGAAGACCGATAAAAAACTGATTTGGTCAACGAGTTGTCCAGGTGAAGGGATGGTATATGTTGGCAATAAAGCGATCGCAGCATGAGCGGTTGCAGCGAACCCTTCAATAAACGTATTGACAGCACTAACCATAAGGTTGCGACCAATGATGGTAACTGTCTGGAAAGCTACCCACAACCAACCGGCAAAGCTAGAAATCAAAGCGCCCATTTATGCCCACCTCCTGAATATTGCCATGGTGCAAACAGCGAGAAATGTAGCCCCGGTCAAATAACGAATAAAGGCCGCAAGGTTATCCCAACGTTCTAGGGATATATTCCAATCATAATTGAATGGAGCGGGAAAGCTGATTGTAAAAACAGGCGTTTGAGGTGTAGCTATAAAACTATGAGCCATAGCCTTAACAGTTTGAAGGAGTGTAAAAGGGAATTTATCATCGAGATCATCTCCCAAGTCCATTAAAGGCTGAAAGTTGAAAGCAACTAACTCAGGAGGTTCAGGAGGAGTAAAAGAACCACCAAAAGCATCAGATTCTGCATCAGATGCTTGAGAGTATTCAGCATCTGCAAGCGTAGCCTTTGCTTCATTAAGTAAAGCAAGGTTTTCAGGTGTAGGGTTGGCATCATAGGCAGCTTGACGAGCTGCAACGGCATCAGAAGCATTTGCTATACGAGCATCAGTAGCAGCTTGTTTAGTCTGCGATGCGTTATCAATAACAGCATTTTTAACGGCAGAAACATCAGCAGAAGGTACAGCCAATTGCGAAGGATTAGCTTGCACCATAGCATCAATTTCCGGCTGATATTGCGGATATAACTCATTTAAACCTAGAGTAGATGCCACTTCTGAATCGGATTTAGGAGTTGTTACCGGAGTTACCGAAATAACAGTATAGTAGTTTTTCCAAACGTGAACAGCATCAGGAAAACCGGCATGATATTCAGGAACAGCAGTATAAATCATTGAACCGGTATCTAGATATCCAGGAGAAGCGACCCATGCAGCAGGCTGAGCAGACCAACCACCGTCAACAATAGATGTAACTCTAAGATATTTAGAGTCAGCATAATAATTAGATTGAACAACAGGCTTTACACCAACAATATTAGAGGTTGCAGGGTAAGTACCAGTGTTATACATAGCTGACTTTAGATTAGGATAAGCAGAAGGGTTTGACGCAATATTGCCACGGATATCTTCATAAATCATATAACCAGCAGCAGCAAGGCCTAGAGTTGCACCGACCTTGCCTATTACGTTTCGTTTAACACCGTAATTGTCAGCGTAACCAGTTTTTGAGATATTGCCGCCAGATGGAGCAAGTAACCATGATACACCAGCAGACGCGACAATAGGAGCAGCAGCTTCAGCAGCAGTTAGTATAAAAGGGACAAAAGCATAAGCAGGGGAAGCGAGAGCGAAAACCATAAGTAAAGTAATTAAGTATATGTGAATTTTCTGCTTAACCATTGAAAATCCTAAAAAGGGGGAGCCGAAGCCCCCCCGGTTCTGGGGATTAACCCCGGACTGAAAGACTTGAAGAAGCGGTAACCATACTTGACGCCAAGAATGATTCCAGCAACGCCCAGAGCAGCAGTCAGAGCAGGGGTCAGTTGGGTAGTAATGGCGGTTACAATAGCGGAATAATCAACAGTCATTTTGTATACTCCTTTCTCAGCTTTATGGGCTGGTGATAGACTTAAAAGCCAACCAAAGACGGTTTGTGGTGTATGTTAAGGCCCATACAACAAGACCAGAAGAGAAATACATTAAACCGGTATCCATCTTTAGCCCTTCCAAGTTACAGCGAAAACTAAAGCCCAAATTGAACCGACAACAGACCAAGCCGAAACATTTATTGCATCAATCAAGGACTGAAATTGAAGCGGATCAATTTGCATTATTTTTTTGGAGCGAAACAAAAGTTATCTACTTCAACAGTACGTTCATGAACGCCGGTTTGAGTAAGATCGCTCTCATTAGCTGAATAAAGTTTGATAACGGATTTTTCACCAGCGTTATCAACGGTCAGAAAGTCGCGAATAAAGCCGCCCTTCTGGGTTTTCTGAACAGAACCGAGTGCTTCACACTTTAGATTGATTTTCACTTTGTCACCTCAGAGAATATTTTTTTCCTGCTGAGACGGGACAGTAAACAATCTTAAAATCGCTCAAAGACTTTTTTTATAATAACCAGCTTTTTTTAGCACACCCGACCTTGTTAGTATGGCTTTTACTGAGTCATAACAGCTATTTGGGTATGTAGTTTTAACCTGATTATTTACTATAGAGATCAATTCACGAGGCGAATAATCGGACGTGTGCGAATATTCCTTAAAGGTGTCGATGACACAGGAAGAGAACTCATTGTAGTATTTTTGATTACGTTCTTGAGTTTCTGGCATTCTAGATGAAGCAAGTGAAGCACGTGTTTTACCGTTAACAGTGCGGAAAAATGAGGATAATGAGTCTAGCATTGTAATAAATGTTTTGAGGTTGTGCGGTTCTAGTTCAATAGATAAAAAAACTTTACCGTTGTCGGAGTGTACTACCTCAAAAGGAAAGTGACTTTGAATCTGATACATATAACCCCCTAGAATGGATACTCAGTAGTTAACCGAGAAACTAGAATGATGTCCTCGTGTTTTTTTGTCATGCGTTTATATCCATCGGTGAAAACTTCGTTTATATAGTCATGAAAACGGGCAGAACCGAGGCCCTTCTTAAGCATTGCAAGTGTCGGGGCATACTGTTTTTTTATGTATTCCTGAACTTCGGAAAGGACTTTAATAGCCTTAACCTTTGTCAACTTGAGTTTTTCCGTTGTACCAAGCCAGAGGGACCACCACGGCTGAAGAGAACAACGGGTTTTGTTTGAGTCATCAAGGGAGATAAACGAAATGTTTTCGTTGATGATACCGGCAGCGATTTTGCCTAAGTCAGAACGTTTGACGATCAATTCAGCAGCAACGTCCGCACGTTCATCACGGAGCTGTATTTCAAATCGCGCCCATGGGCGGTTGTCAGTTGTTTGCATCTGAGCGGCTTTGTCGTAAAGGCGGAAAAGGGCCAGAGAGGAACCGGAACCAAAGTAGAAAGTGCGACCTTTGGCAACAGGAAGATCAGGTGTAAAAGCGAATTTTTTATGCTCACCAAAACTGCGAAATTTTGAACGAGTCTGGCCGCGCTGCAGGTGATCATTTACTTGTTCAAGATCAATAGAGCCGTCGACAGTATCAACAGCGATATCAAGCCTGGTTAAATGTCCCTTACACAATTGGATTACTGCTATCAGTTGCCGCCAGTCCTGTTTGCCTGCTTCATAATCACGGCAGCCCTTGCCGGTTATTTCGACATGTACGCCCATGTTCTGGGAGCCATCGTAGTAAACGCTAATACCGTTAAATTGAAGTTTTGCCTTGTAACCCATGCCCCCGCGATCTAGTTTTGAGAAAAGGCTACGGCTTAAGCCGAGCAGGTCTACGACCTGCCAAGGGTCTTCAAAGGGCATGGTGAAACCAAACCAATCAATAAGTACTTGATTTTCTGAAGGGGCTGTAATTGGTGCCCCCGTGTTACTAGACGGGGGCTGTCTACTCATCGAGCACCCCACGACCAAAAAAACCGAGAGGAGCACGGGAAACGGCCAACTTAAGACCATGGCGAGAGAGCGGAGGGAGGCCGAGACAGGCCCACCAGTGGAGGCCAATTTCCGTTTCACCACACAAGGCTTGAGCGCATTCCTCGGAAGTACAGAGGGAATCAACATAATCGCGAAGAGTTTGACGTATAACGGCAGCAGCAAGAGCGGAGGACATTAGGCGGCATCCTCCGACCAGAAACGGGTAAAGAATGACATTTGGGCGGAGTTTTCTTCGAGTGGAGAAAATTTCTTGTTTTTACCGTTTGGCAGAAGATTTGAAAAAGCTAGGGAGTTGCCCTTAGTGCCGCTCTGGCAGGGTTGAACCCCTGAGCCTAAAGTCTCAGCTCGGAGAGTGCCGGCCGCTAACGCAAAAGCAAAACCACAGGCGGCGCAGGTGCCGGAATCAACACGAACGAAACAATGACAGGAAGGACAACGGGCGGGAATACGGGGGGAAACTGCTCTAATGACTTGGGACATATGGACACCTCCAAATGAGATGGTCCATACTATAACCGCCCATAAGCTATATTATGTAAAGTTGTTAAAGTTATTGATATTGAATATAGATCGGCCTGGGGTTCAGCTTCAGCAGATCCTGAGGCTGCATGAGAGGATCACCCTTCTTGGTGTCGTTATGATAAAACAACTTAAACCCGGTGAACTGCACCGGTTCCGCGACAATGTTGTCCTTGTAGGAATCACGCTTTAACCAGGGAGCTCCCCAGCCGTCCATATGCATGACCACCTGCACCTCGGGACGCAATACAACTTTATCGAAATTAGTCACCCCATTACGAGTGAAACGATGCATCACAAGCACCTTGGGCGGCAGCTTGTATTTCTGCACCAGATCTTTCAAGTAGTTGCTTGCATAGTTGATGTCTGCCGCATCATAGGTGCCGACCTTCTTGCCCGGCTTGAACTTGCTCGTGATCAGATTGAACTCTGGGTCAAGCCCCAAATGTACGTCAGGATTTTTTAGAATTGTCTCGAAACGTGGCAGCAGCGCCCGAATGTCATCATGGCCTGTCTGAATATCTATAAACAGTATGGCGCCGATCTCTTTGGCCCAACCGTAAACCTGGTTTACAATCTCATCAGCCATCACCATTCGATATTTACCTGATTTCCCTGGATCACCCTGGGCAACTACAGCAATCAGGTGTAAAGCCGGCTGCACCGGCATGGCCGGGTCGGCTTTTTCCCATTTGGCGACCTCTCCTTTTAAGCGCATCAACATCTCGTCTTTGGGAAACTCGCCCAGCACCCCCATCCTTTTGGAAAGTGGATTGCCGTAATAAGCCACGATCCGCTTTTGGGGCAGAATCGCACCCGGTAGCGGAGCCGGATATTTTTTAGGCCAGCCTTTTCTGATTGCGTATTCAGGGTCTTCGCCTGAGTTATATTTAATCTTTACCCTGCCCCTGGCCGTACTGATGTTTTGTAGAGGAGCCGGTTCGGTACCCAGCGTGCTGCTGTACTGGACGAACCCNTGCGGTCTGGGAACAAGCTCGGCCCGACCCTTGATTGAAGAAGAAGTAGTGGCTTGAACCAGCTTGAAATCAGGAATGGCAGAGTGCGGGCGGTCCTGACAGCTGACTACCAGAAAAAGAACCGGGAGAAGCAGTGTCAGCAGGGAAAGAACGGTACGCTTCAGTGACAGAAACTTCAGGATACGGGGATGCGACACAGCAATAAACTCCAGGATATATGAGATGGAAGATACACAAAGGAAAGCCACAGAACGTGAGTGCTGTGGCTGCCAACAGGTTTTTATACCATAGCA